TTTCTTAGTCGTAGACTTAACAGTGCTAACAGTGCGCTTAACGTCGCCAACAAGTTCTCGTATTTCATCGAGAGTTCCCTCTATCTTAACCAAGGTAAACACCTCAGTTATCACTAGCGGTTGATTGTATAGCGATCGCCATCCAGTCTTCTTGTCCAAGTTTAACAACTCTGCAACGTACTCTAGCAGTTACGTTCATAACGTCGCTTGTTAGAGCATCGCCATTGCTAACTGCCAAGTAAAGAGTATCATTGACAACCATGAATGCTTCAGACAAAGCAGCAGGGCCAAAGTTATCGGGGAAGAAGTCAGTAGCTACTGTGGTAACGTTATTGGTAAAGTCGACATTGATTTGACCGGAAGCAACTAGGCTTTGATTATCAGCTCGAACTAGGGAAGTACCAGGATTAAGGTCGCTTAGTTGTGCTGATAGTGCAGTATCAGAAGCAACTGCTCCTGCTAGTCTGCCAGCGAAGTTTGAACCGACTTGCCAAATAAAATCAACATGCTCAATTGCTATTGCTTGACCTGTTGGTACATTTACATAAGCACCCAAATCAATAGAGCCTTGTATGATACTGCCTGCCACAGTTGCATTTGGAATCGTTACTGTCTCAGTTAGGTAGAAACTACCTGTCTTTGCTTTCGCCATAATACTGTGGTGTTATTGACGGTTATTAAACTAAACGAACATGTTCGCATCTATCCAAGGATTGAATCTTCTTTACTAAAGCACGCCATTGTTACTCTCCCCAGCACACCCACCCTATGCCAAGCAGCCATAGGATATATGGCCTTCGACCTTTTTTGCTACGATATATATATATCCATAGACCTTTTGGGCAATAATATGAGACAAAAAATGATAACTCTATGCCCGACTACTTACGAATTAGCGTCCAATATGGATAACTTTAGTGCGTGGATTAGACAAGAATTGATGAAGAAGCAGGCTACACAATACAAAGCGAAGCCCGAAATTAAAGAAAAGTATGGTGCATATTGCGAACCATGCGATGTAACATTCTTAGATAGTGATCCGGTTCTTCTCCAGGGCAGAATGCCATGTAAAAAATGTGGCAAAGGTACTACTTACTTGGGGTTGATTGAATGATTTGTGAATGTGAATATGATGGAGAAGAACAAATGTATCAATGTGAAGAATGTTATCATGCTGAAGAGAGAGCTAAATGTATTTGCAGAGAAGATGAGAATAATGTTAATTGTCCGGAGTGTTACTAATGATTAGAGCACAGTGTCATATATGCCATGGACTCTTTGAAGTTCCAGACAATAGAGCTTTAACGTACATCATGATGAACTTGATTCCATGTAGAGCTTGTTCTAAACTTGAAAGGCACCAGGAGAATAAATAAATTTAGTTCCTAGTGATTCAACACGTTCTCTTTCTACTGATCCATATTGATCCTTACCTGCTACTTTGCCTTGGCTAATTGCTAAAGCAGCCTGAATCTGCAGGCTAACTATTTCCTCTAGTCCTTCATGGAATATACCCATAGGAGTTTTCTTAGCCCATGTAGGAGCATCCGGTCTATTCTCCCATGCTCTAATTAGAAACATGCCAATTCTTTCAAATTCTGCATAAGGATTCGATGCTTGAAGCACTTCAGAATATGTTGGAGCAGTAACGTTACTAGGCTTTTGTTTCTTTTTGGCAGCCGCTTTTCTTTTGTCGTTAGGAGTATCGACTTTACGAACGCATCTATCGCCTTGGCGAACATAACCCACTGGGCAACGTTTCATGTTTACACCTGATTAGCAAGTTCGTAGGATCTCTTGAGTCTCATCATGTACTCAAGTTTAGGTTCTTCTCTAATTGATCCAGGTATAACAATTCTTGATGATGGGATAAGAAGACTGTCTCCTACTTCACCTGCTATAGTTGAAGGAACAACTACTTTTGTTACATACAATTTATCAGCTGCAGTTGGAGATAATGAACCAAATTGCCTAGTCATGATTGGTTGACACAATCCTAATGCAGGTAAAGTAGTATTAATTAGATTCAAATCATATTGACCAAACAAAATTGAAGTCCAATCATCTTGAGAAACACCAGCAGCACTTGGTTGAATAAACCCTGGTGCTGATGCATAAACGATTTGAGTTAGTAAATTGTTAACGTCTGTCGGAATTGATGAAACTAAATACCATACAGATTGACCAGAACCACCAAATGAAACGTACGCTTGTGCTTCTTGTGTAAAAGCCGTAACTGGATAAAATGTTTTACGTTCCATGGCATAACCGGATAGATCTATACTTCCTTGCCAGTACATAACGTTACCAATATTACTCCAACCATTAGATAACTCAAAGTCATCCCATGCTTCAGGGTCTTTAGTAGATACATAACATGAAGGAATCTCTATGCGTAGTATTCTTTCCATGTCTTCACTCATTTTTTAGCCTCCTTCTTTTTCTTAGGTGATGGTTTAATTTTAAGTTTAGTTACTGGAATAAACTTCTTTGGTATAGACCAGGGGATTCTCATTACTTTCGACTCCTTTTGAAAGCAGCTGACATTCTCTTTAAATCTAATCTTCCTTTTTTGTCTCCACGCTTAAACTTAATGTGGTTTGATTTGTTTTTGATGTATCGCTGCCAGTCTGATAACTTACGTTTAGTTCCTTTGGCCGCTTTAGCCACTTTCTTAGTCGTAGACTTAACAGTGCTAACAGTGCGCTTAACGTCGCCAACAAGTTCTCGTATTTCATCGAGAGTTCCCTCTATCTTAACCAAGGTAAACACCTCAGTTATC